CCCTAAGGGGCGACCCTCGTCGGTGATCTAGGTTTTGATCCCTCTCAGTCTACTGAGTGCTAACCTGTTTTTCCTTATAAATAAGGAGTTTATTATTTATGAGCAAGATCAGCTATATCTATATAGAGAAGCATTACCGTAACCTAAAGGGGATTATGCAGGCATGTACTCTTTCTAATACCGAAATACAATGTGTATTAGGATATATGAAGAAGTACGAAATTAACAGAGGTCCAGAGGACCTCGTCAGTATGCTTAAGTCTCGAATTACTGACCTTATAGCGGTAAATAAGATTTACAAGCGGCATATTGACACGACTTGGGTGGGTCCATTGCGACCTATCTCTCGTCTAGCTCTTCGGGGAAGGCGCGGTTTACGACGGGCACTAAGAGTTTTAAGATGCTACGGCATTTTTAAAGCCAAACACCCTGATTACTCCGTGTGGTCCCATCATCGTTACGCCATTTGCGAACGCTATGAAAAGGTAGATTACTTAAGGCTAACGCCCTCGCATGAAGTGTTTCTGAAATCAAGAGGATTAGAATCTTTCAGTTATGATAGATTTTACCCCCTTTCGACTTCAAAAGCTCCACTTAGTCGAGAAGTAAATTTGCCAGAAATCGAAATAACGCCGAAGGAACATATCGAAACTTTACAGTACTTTCCTACATTAGTCATTAACCATTATGATTACGTAGCTTCCCTAATTGGGAAAGATATGCCACCTATAACTCACTTTCAGGCTTTGCAAAAGTCGTCTGTAAGGGATGTAGCGGGTTCAACTGCCCTTCTCGTGAAGGACAGGGGCCTAAAAACAAGATTAATTGCAAACCCGTTTCGGATTTTGCAATTACTTTGTTCCCGTATTCATAATACGGCTATGGAACTTATAAAGCGATTGCCTGGTTCTTATGTTTATGACCAGGATAGTGGAGCCCAATGGGTTGCTGGAAAACTGGCAGAAGGATGTGTTTTAACATCCCTTGATCTGAAAGCTGCAACCGATAACGTACCAATGTTACCCCAAGTCGACATTTTAAGATCGACTTGTCCTTATCTTGAGGAAGACTTGAATGTTTTTCAAGAGATCTGCCGAATGGATTGGTGGGGCGCATATGAAAATATGCGTTGGACTGTGGGAACCCCAATGGGGTTAAAGGGCTCATTTGCGCTCTTTACTCTTTGGCTTGTAAACATGTTTCTGAGTTTTGGTGACACCAAAGGGAAATTTGCTGTAGTTGGAGACGA